GGTCGTTTTGATTGGGAAGAGATAAAAGTAACGTTCAAAGACCCAATTGGTCCTTCAGCGTCTCAAGCACTTATGGAGTGGTTCCGTTTACACGCAGAATCAGTTACAGGTCGTATGGGATATGCTGCAGGTTACAAGAAGGACGTTGAACTTGAGATGTTAGACCCAACAGGAGTTGTCGTTGAAAAATGGATACTTCAAGGTTGTTTCTTAACAAGTTTGAACTTCGGTGATTTGAACTATTCACAAGATGATTTAGCAACAATTGATGCTTCATTGAGAATGGATAGATGTATTCAAGTATACTAATATTCACAATTTACATATTGAAAACCCATTAACTATTAAGGTAAATCTGTCTAATAAGTTAATGGGTTTTTATTTTTACGGTAATCTTTACTTTTACATAGTTATAGTGTAAACTTATACTATGGAAGAATTTAGAATAGACCCAACGATTGCTTATGATGTAGTTGAATTACCAAGTAAGGGTATTCACTACTCAAGTAATAAAAAATCAGTTAGAGTTGCTTATTTAACTGCGGCAGATGAAAATATCTTAGCCTCCCCTAATCTTAATGCGTCAAACACGGTAATAACTGAATTACTGAATAGAAAGGTGTTAGATAAAGACGTTAAAGTGGATGAAATCGTCGAAGAAGATAAACAAGCGATTTTAATATTTTTAAGAAATACCGCTTTTGGTTCAGATTATAACATGACATTAATTGACCCAAAAACAAAAGAAGAATTCACTACGGTTATTGACTTATCTAATGTTCCAATTAAAGAATTTACTTTAGTTTCAGACACAAACAATGAATATCCTTATTACTTTGAAAAAAGTAAGGTTGAGATTACATTTAAATTTCTAACACAGAAACAAGAGGATGAGATTGAAAAAATAAAAGAAAGTTGGAATGGTGTTGGAATTGCTCCGATTATCACAAAACAATTAGAAATGATGATTCAATCAATTGGTGGAAATCGTCATCAAATGGAAGTAAGAAATCTAATTGACCGTTTACCTATCAAAGATTCTCAAGACTTCAGAAAGTTTGTAAACTTAAATAAACCAGGTTTAGACCTAACAAAGCAAGTAAATACCCCGTCAGGAGATATAGTCCAAGTTGAAATTGGATTCGGGGTTGAGTTTTTTCGTCCTTTCTACGGATTATAAAAGAGGCCAGCTCGACGAAATACTTTTTTTAGTTAAAAGGGGTTTTTCGTATTCAGATATTATTTCAATGCCCGTATATATTAGAAGATATTACGTTCAATATATGCTCGAACTTGAAGGTGGAAATAATTAACAATCTATTTATATGGTATGGCAACAATTAATTGGGAACAAGCGGGTAAAGACTCAAAATCAGCGGGACATAACGATGCTCAGTCGGCCGCATACGCTAAAAGTTTAAATGGAGGTGTACAATTAAGCACCAATCAGCAAGCCTCATTCAGTAAGGGTTATATAGGTGCAGGTTTAGGAGCATCAAGTAATACGAATAGTAACACCAATACAAATACCACATCAAGTGGAGGTTCAACCGTACCACAGTCAATTCTTGAAATGGTTAGAAAAGGACTCCAAAGTCAAGGTGCCACACAAGATGGTACAAGACAGTATGGAAGTGGGAGTGAAAATGCAAACATTGAGAGTTCATTAAATTTATTATTTGACGCAAACAACAAGTTAAAATCCTTTGGTCAAATTATTACTGACGTAACCGCTAAAGCGGGAGAAGGTATGTTGGATTATTTTCAACAACAAAATTCACTACTACAAGATATAAATGAAAAAACGATGATGACGGGTAAACTGTCAGAAGCGTTTAGACAAGAAATCACTGATGCATATCCAGATGCCCAAAGATTGGGTATTTCATTTCAAGATATGTCAAAGTCGGTTGAAAATTTAGTAACATCATCAGGAAGATTTAGATTAGTTAGTACAACAACAATTGGTGATATGGCTTTAGCAAGTAAATTTGTTGAAGGTGGTATGGCCGGTCTTTCCAATATGGCGGATGGATTTGAAAATGTCTCTATGGGTGTTAGTGATATGACAAAAGTTGTAACCGACGCCAGTACTAAATCATTGACATTAGGTTTAAATGGTAAACAAACAGTAACAGGAATTGCAAACAATATTGAAAAATTAAATTCATATGGATTTAAGGGTGGTGTCGAAGGTTTAGCTAAAATGGTAAGACAATCACAAGAATTCAAAATCAATATGAGTGCAGCGTTTGGAGTTGCTGACGAAGTAATGGACCCGGCACGAGCTATGGATATGGCAGCACAATTACAAGCGTTAGGTGGAGCCATTGGAGATTTCAATGACCCACTTAAATTAATGTATATGGCGACAAACGATGTTGGTGGACTACAAGACGCAATTATTGGTGCATCAAAAGGATTGGCAACATATAATCAAGAACAAGGTAGATTTGAAATTACTGGTGCAAACTTAAGACAAGCGAAGGCGATGGCTAAAGAACTCGGTATGAGTTACGAGGAGTTCTCTAAGACCGCGATAAATGCCGCACAAAGAGCGTCCGCATTTTCAGATATTGCAAGTTCGGGTTTAGTAATGAAGGATGAAGATAGAGAATTTTTAACCAACATGTCAACAATGAAAGGTGGTAAAATGGTTATTGAAGTTCCAAAAAGTTTACAAGAACAACTTGAGGGTAAAAAAGAAATTGAGTTAGAAAAATTAACAGAAGGACAGAAAAAATTACTTATAGACCAAAGAGAAGCGTTTGCTGAAATGTCTCCATTGGATATTGCAAAACAACAAGTTAGTTTAACAGAAAACATTAATCGAGAGATTTCATTTGTTGCTGCTGCAGCGAGAGTACAGTTGGGTGAAAACGCAAAAAATGTAATTAGTAAAATCGGGTTTGACCCGTTACAAGTATCAAAAGATGCTGCAGGTATGGCGGATAAAGTTAAAGCAAGTGTTGTTGGTGCCGGCGGTGTTATGAAAGACGTTGTTGACAGTCTATTTCAAAAAGAGGAAAAACAAAAAGGAAAAATATCGGCACAAGCAAATTCAGTAGACACAAAAACACAAGAAGCCGAAAACGCTAAAAAGAATCAACCAACGACCGAAAACAAAGGAACTAAATCTCAATTAGAAGTAAAATTTGTGACTAACGAGGCAATATTGGACACAATTAAAAGAGAAATGTTTAAAGATTCCACTTACGCTGACAAAATTGCACGTGGATACACCACTCCATAATAATATGAGGTATAAATTTTAATAAACACCTATTTATCATATAAAAGAATAAGATGCCAAGTTACTTAGATTTCGATACTACAAAAAACTTTAGAGATTACATTTTGGGTAAGACTCTCCAATCCCCTAATGGACCTCAAACTTTTAGTTCATCGAATTATGCAGTTCAATCTTTAAGTAACATGTCAAATGTTGACCCAGGAACGGTTGAGAACAATCTACCACAATATTTGGTTAACACACAAAATGGTAACATATTCAAACCATTACAATATTCGGTTAGAGACGGTATTAACACATTACCAAGAAGAGCAAACTTAAGTTTATATCCATATTTTGAAAGAGGACAAAACCATAATATAATTGGAATATTATCCACTTCAAATTATGATAATGAATCCGAACTATTCAAGTTCGCGTCATCATATATTAAAACCGACCCACAAGGTCCATTATTAGCTAGAATACAACAAAACCTTTATGCTGCAACCGTTGGTCGAGTAAGACTAATTGATGCGTTACAAGGTAATACGACTACCGCAATTAATATTATTACAGGTAGAGAACCACTTATTGAGGGTAACACAAAAATTACAGTTGCAAAAACACTACCGGGTAAAGCAATAGATTTTATCCAAACAGTTGCGGGTGTCGAATTCCCTTGGTCTGAAATACCTGGCGATTACTTATCAAACCCTAGAAATCCTGTAAATTTTAGACCCGAAGCAAAAACAGAATTAGGTAGAATATTTCAAGACGTTACAGGTGCGTTAGGTTCTATGATAGGAATTAGCAGAAGACCAAAAGTATCGAGAAAACCGTCAGATTTAATGATTGAATATTTGGGGTCTGGTCAAAAGGTTGCATTATTTGATAATATATCATATTCAAAATACGGACCAAATTATACCACTACCGCAAGGTCACAAAATTCATCTAAATTATTTAGTTTTATCGATAGTTTAGCACAAGGAGTAAAAAGTTTAGTTGGTTTAGAAGCCCCAATTAAATATGCGTACATCGGTGACGATAGAAGTGATGATGTTAAATTTGCAATGGGTGACTTTAATGATAGACCTGTAAGAAGTAGTTATTTTCTTAGTGTAATGTTCGACCCAGTTCAAGCGGGATTATTTGAAAGACAGAGAAATTTATCTGAAGGTGGTGGAATAGGAGGAAAATTAACATGGATTAGTCGTTCATCAAGAAACAAATTAGGTACGAACAACAAAGAGTATGCAAGTGAAAAGTCACAATTTACTCAAGGATTATCCACAAATTATAATTTTAGAAATGGTTCTATTATGGATACGACTCAAGATATTCTTGATTCGATGCCAACAAATGGAGCAGCCGCACGTTCACACGTAGCAAACGTTATAGACCAAACAAGTAGAATCTTTAAAGAGGGAGACTCAATGATGTCCAGAGGGTCTGCAGTTAAGTATATTGACAAGTTCACCAAAGAGGAAGGTGGTATTGAGTATTGTAGAGTTTGGACCAAGGACAGGTCTTATATGAACAATTCCGATACAATGAAGAGAACGGGACTTATTAGAAAATACGATAGTAGTGTTTTATCAAAACCATGGAACTTGAATATTGCTCCAATGTCAAACGGAAACAAGGACTTTGGTCCTGATTCTAACATTGTAAAAGGTAAGGGTGATGGTTTTTATGCAAAAAAATATATGTTCTCTATTGAGAACTTAGCTTGGAAAACATCAAATAAAGATGGATTTACATATAACGACTTACCATATTGTGAAAGAGGTAACAATGGGGGCCGTGTTATGTGGTTTCCTCCATACGATTTAAAAATTAGTGAAAATAATAGTGCAAAATGGGAAACTAATAGTTTCTTAGGTAGACCTGAACCTGTTTATACGTATCAAAATACTGAGAGAACGGGACAAATCAGTTTTAAAATAGTTGTTGACCACCCAAGTGTATTAAATCTATTAGTTAGAGAACATTTTAAAGGTATGTCAGATGAAGAATCTGAAAATTATATTAACGCATTTTTTGCAGGATGTCATGACGTAGATTTTTATGATTTAATTAGAAAATACTCAACATTAAGTCAAACAGACATTACAACTATTCAAGCCTTTTTAAATGGGAATAACGACCCACAAACAATTACACAATATACAAGTGTTACTGACCCTGTTCAAACTCCCGGAGCTGAAGGTGGTGGAACGGCAGTACCAAATACTGACCCAAACAAAACGACCACTAAAAATTTTAAAAGTACATTATATTTTGTAAATGATTATCCATCAAAAGGAAGTACAAGGGGTGACCTATATTCCGACACAAGTTACCAAACAGAATATAACCATTATATACAAATAAAAGATGGTGATTATAAAACACAATTAAACCAAGGGTTAGATACATTATTGGTTGAGGGAACATGGGGTCCTAAATCTAAAAAAGATTATAAAATTTTATTTGGTAAGGATAGTATCACTAAACCCGCAATTGGTGACGTACCAGCATTAAAGGCTGAAATTGTGAAACAAATTGACGACGCCTTTTCAGAATTGGTAACTAATAAAACAAAATTAGATACAGATTATACTGAACTAAAAAAAGGATTAGAGAATAAAACCGTAAAAGAGGTTAAGGTTAAATTAGCATCAA